AAGTCTGAAAGTCAATCCGGAATTACTACTCTTGTGAAGAGCGATACAGCATGGTCTTCGATGAGTGCGAAAGTTAACGAGCATGAAGCTTTTATTTCTGCTGTCGCAACAGGATCTGGGGCTAATATTAAAATCAGCGGCGATTCTGTTGATTTCGATACTAACACGATAAATGCTCTTGGTGCTGCACTAACTGTGGAAAAGTTGCAGGCAGGAACTACCAATGTCGTAAAGGTAAATGGAGACGATGGTGTGGCAATTTTTACGGGAGGAGTTAACAATTCTCCGACGACTTGGCTAAAACCAGATGGATCTGGATATATTGCAAAAGGTTCTATTGCGTGGGACAATACCACGTTGACTGACAGTGATTCTGTAAAGATGACAATGTATACTGACGGGATAAAAGTGTCAGGAAGGGCTTCTTTATCTACAGTATCAAATACGACGATTACTAACGAATCAATACAGATAACTCCACTAGGAACTCAATCGGGAACTACTGTTACTATGGATAGTACCGGTTTTGAGACTAGTGGTAGAGGTGGGACATCTGCAGTTGGAGCAGGTACTATAAGTATCACAGGGCCTTACGCTAGTATAACTATGACTGGAAATTCTCCATATATTCAAATGAATGACGCGGAAGGCTTTACTGGGGAGATACCGGTAGAGGGGAGTACTTTAAAGTTCGTCGGAGGCATTCTAGTAAGTGCTACTGCTACTAGTTAAATTATATAATTAATTATGGTAGACTTTAATAAGAAGATATATAATTCTGATAAATTTCGTCAAGCAGCTATATTCTTTCAAGAACATGGTTGTTATACGTTAGCTCCTAGAGGAACTACAGACTACAATGCATATTGGGATAGAGAGACAGATAGATGTCTTAATGGTTATGTAGCTCCAGACGGAGATTCCATTACAGGCTACCATTATTTCTATCTAAACTATAGTCCTATTATGAAACTTGAGGAAGTTGAATATACTGATAGATACGGTAATAAACGTACCCGTAGAGAACGTATATTCGGCTTCCCAAGATTCTGGGACTCTGATTATTATTACTTCAATGCAATAGAAGAAGCTGAAACAGAAGGTAAACATATGGCTGTGCTAAAGTGCAGACAAAGAGGATATTCTTTCAAAGGAGCGTCAATGTTGGTTAGAAACTATGAGCTCATACCAGGGTCTAAAAACTTCGCAGTAGCTTCTGAATAGAAATTCCTTGTAGGCGATGGAATCCTCACAAAAGCCTGGTAGATCATGGACTTCATCGATAAGAATACAGACTGGTCAAAACAGCGCTTAACTTCTACTCGTATGGAGCGAGTCTCGGGATTCAAAGTAAAAGATGAACTTGGTAAAGAAACAGAACAAGGTTACTTATCTGCCATTACAGGTATTACTTTGAAGAATGACCCAGAACGTCTTCGTGGTACTCGTGGTAAATTAGTATTATTTGAAGAAGGCGGTAAGTTTCCCAACTTAGAAACAGCATGGCGAGTAGAACAACCTGCCGTAGAAACCGATGATGGTAAAGCGTTTGGATTACTTATAGCATTTGGTACAGGTGGTACAGAAGGTGCTAGCTTTGATGGACTAAAGAATATGTTCTATCACCCAGATGCATTCAATATTCTAGGATTCCCTAATATATGGGACGATGGCGCTGAGAATACTAAATGTGGATTCTTTGCTCCTGCATACTGGAATATGGAAGGTGAGGATGAAGAAGGTAATCCTAAGTTCATGGATAAAGACGGTAATAGTCTTGTAGACCTTGCAATTGAAGAATTAATAAATCAGAGAAACAAAGTAAAGGACGGTGGAGCTACTCAACAGTCAATAGATAGATTCATATCTGAGCGTCCGATTAAACCGCAAGAAGCGTGTTTAGAGTTGGGTAAAAACATCTTCCCCCGAAAGCTTTTAATGAACCAATTGACAAGAATACGTACTAATACTAAGCTACAAAATATGAAACATATTGTAGACTTAGAATGGGACGGTAACGGTCAAGTAAAGGCTACAGAAAAGAAAACAGGTGATATAACAACTTATCCACTTAAAAAAGATGATAAACCAAGAGGATCAGTAGTTATCTGGGAATACCCCATCAAAGACCCCCCATTTGGATTATACATTGGGGGTTGCGACCCGTATGATCATGACGAGTCCTTCACTAACTCCTTAGGATCAACATTTATTTTTAAGCGCGTTAAAGCGGGAGAGGCTTGGAATGATGTAATTGTGGCAGAATATACAGGTAGACCAGATACTGCAGAAGAATATTATGAGAATGTTAGAAAGTTATTGACATTCTATAATGCAAGACTTTTATTCGAAAATGAACGTAAGGGTATTTACCCTTACTTCACGAATAAACATTGTGATTACCTTCTTGCCGATCAACCCGATAAAATAATTACGGAAGTTTTTAAAGACAGTAGAGTGCAGCGCCGTAAAGGCTGTCACATGACAAAATAGATTAGGGCATATGGAGAAGGTCTTATTCTTGAATGGCTTATGGAAGAATATGAACCAGGACACCCTAATATAGAAAGAATATACAGTGAACCGCTTATAGAAGAGCTTATAGAAAACGACGGTGTTAAAAACGTAGACCGTCTGATAGCGCTTTGTATGGTAATGATATATAGAGAAGAATTATATCAAGTAAAAGTGTCCACTGCAAAAGAAGAAAATAAACAGGTTGAACTCTTCGAACTACCGTTGTTCAGTTAGCGATACTGGGAGGATGAGTAGCCAAAAGACGATACACCTATATTTAGTTTTTAAATATGATTAGAGTAGAAGACAACTTATACAATTCGAGTTTCCCTCAACAGAAGCTCCCACTGAAGAAGAAAGATGAGAAGTGGTAGCATGATTGTGTTGACTACATCATAGGCGAGGGTAATGTAGTGTCTGGCGGTATGGCTAAGACACGTTTCGGAGAGATGTAGACCTATTATAATCTTTATAATTCTATATTTGATGAGAAGGACTTTAAACGTATTACGAATCCATTTAAAGTAGAAGATGGATTCCCAGCTACTCCTCAAGATTTCAATATAATTAGGCCTAAGGTAGACCTCCTTATAGGTGAAGAGACAAAGAGGCCGATGAACTTTAGAGTAGTTAGGACTTCTCAAGAAGCTGCTTCAGAACTCATGGATAAAGAAAAAGAACTGCTTATGCAATATATGATGGCAGCTGTTACATCCAAGATGAGTGAAGAAGAAGCAGCACAATTCTAGCAGCAACTTGCCAATGGTGAGATTATGCCACCGGAAGCTATTGCTAAGTATATGTCTAAGGATTATAAAGATGTTGTAGAAAATACTGCATATCATGCACTCGTTTACCTTAGAGAAAAGCTAAATCTTGACAACGAATTTATTAAAGGTTGGAAAGATGCTCTTATTGGTGGAGAGGAAGTATTTTATGTAGGGGTACAAAACGACGAACCTTATTTGGAGAGAGTTAATCCAATATTCTTCGCATACGAACAATCTCCAGACTTGGAGTTCATAGAAGATGCTTCATGGTGTTGTAGGAGAATGAGGTTATCTGTAGCTGAAGTATATGATAGATATAATAATAAGCTTACAGAAAAAGACCTCAATAAGCTACAGGAAATGCTTACAGGTAGACCTTCAAATGATATGGGTGATAAAGATCCTGTAGACAACTTTACTGGTATACAAATGAAAATATACGATAATCCTTTGTATGATCAGAAGAGTAGACATCAGATTAATGTATGGCATTGCTGTTGGAAGTCGTTTAAGAAGATATACTACGTTACGTATTTTGATGAAACTGGAACCCCATAGACAGAGATTGTAGACGAATCTTATAAGAAGACCGGCATGGAAATTTCTGTTGAACCTGACTGGATTATAGAGGTCTGGGAGGGTTATAGAGCTGGTTCTGACTTGTACTTTGGTATACAGCCATTGGAATATCAACACGTTAGTATAGACAATCCAAATAGCCAAAAACTGCCTTATACAGGTGCTATATATAGTAATACCAATAGTAAACCTAGGTCTCTTGTAAGCATCCTTAAACCTTTACAGTATATGTACATTGTACTGTGGTATAGACTTGAGTTAGCTATTGCTAGAGACAAAGGTAAGGTTATCAATATGGATATTACACAGATACCTAAGTCTATGAATATTACTCCAGATAGATGGATGCATTACTTATCTAGTGTAGGTGTAAACTTCATAAATCCATACGAAGAAGGTTGGAATGTTCCTGGTCGTGAAGGTGGTAAACCTGCTACATTTAATCAGATTACGTCTCTTGACCTTACAATGTCCAACGTTATCGCTGAATATATTCAGTTGATGGATAAGATAGAAGAGCTTGCTGGTACTATATCTGGTATTACAGAACAGAGACAAGGTCAAGTAAGTACACACGAACTTGTAGGTAATGTAGAGCGTTCTGTTGTACAATCTTCGCATATTACAGAACCTTTGTTCTGGGTACACAACCAGTGCAAGAGACATGCTCTTAATATGCTCCTAAACACGGCAAAAGGAGCGTGGGAGCAATCCGGTAAGAAGAAGCTTAGTTATATCTTCGATAACGGAGAGCGTGCATATGTAGACATTGCGGATAAGTTCTATTATGAAGATATGGATGTCTTTGTAAGTGATACTTCTAAAGATATGGAGAATATACAGAAGTTACAACAGCTTATCCAACCAGCTATGCAGAATGGTGCTAGCTTACTTGAAGCTGCTGAAGTTCTTACAAATGATAACTTTAATATCATCAAGCAGAAGCTTAAGGAGATGCAAGAACGTCAAGAGCAGATGCAACAGCAAGCTCAAGAAGCAGAACAGCAGCAAGCTATTCAATTGCAGCAAATGCAGAATGAACAGCGTGAACAAGAGCTTATGCTTGAGGAAGCTAAGATGGATCTTGAGAGATATAAGATTGATGCTGATAACCAAACGAAGATTGCAGTAGCTGAGATTTCTACTTATCGTGGTACTGAGGAGAAGGATATCAACGCCAATGGCGTACCAGATCCACTCGAAATGGCTAAAGCTGCTACAGCACAACGTAAAGTTGAATCTGACGCATTTACAAAGAGAGTTGAAGCTAAATATAAAAATGAAATAGAGAATAAGAAAATAGAGCTTGAGAAAGAGAGAATGAAACACGAGTCTGAGTTGCAAGCTTAGAAAGATGAAGCTGCAATGGAACGCGAACGTTTAAAAGCTCGTACTGCTCTTAAGAACAAAACAAGTTCTGGTAAATAATAAATGCTATGAAAGAAATTTGGAAGATAATACCCGGTACTTATAGTACAGCATAACGAAGCTAATAACTTTATAACAGATATAACAGCTAACTTGTTAGCAAACAGAATAGATAGGAGACATATACAATGAACTGGATCAAACAATTTATCAATAGGTGTAAAGCGCAAACACCAAGAGTCTTTCGTAAAGTGCAATACATTGCCGGAGCTATGAGTGCTATGATGATAGCTGTTAATTCTCAAGCTATGGAATATGCCATGCAGCTCCCATCTTGGTGGAATGCGACTGCTCCGTATATAATAGGATTCTCTGCCGGTCTGGTAGCATTATCATAGTTTACGTAGAGTTATGATTCTAACGGTAATCCTATATATAAAAGTGAAAACGTATGAAGAAGTCAAGTACATATAAACACGGGTATAGTAAAAACCAAGAAAAGGTTATTCATAAGGTATATACTACTTTAAAGAAAGCCGGATACGACGATTACGCGATTGCAGGTATATTGGGTAATGCTCATACAGAATCCCAATTTGACCCAGACAGTGTTGGTCGGTCTCATTATGGGTTGTTTCAAAATGACGCAAACATTAGGAACGCGATCATACAAAAATACGGTGATTACAGCATAGATAGTTAGTTAAAGTATCTAATTGATTGGAACGATAAAGCTGATTGGGTTCGTAACGGAGATTATTCAGCATATACGGCAATAAATTCTGGTGCATTTAAAAAGGCCGGATACAAAGATGCTCAAGAAGCTTCTAATGCTTTTATGCGATTGTATGAACGCCCTGTTATAATGAAAGATGGAAAAGTTGTAGGATATCAAGGGCATCAAAATAGACTTAGAAATAGTATGTCTGCAATGTAGTATATAAATGCAATGTATAATAACAAAGATTCAAATACAGGGTACCTTCCAATGCAATGGGACCTAATAGACCAGCCTTAGATTAATCCTCCAACGTTGCCTAAGGAAAGCCCAGTTCCATTTGAAAATAAGTCATACTAGTTTGGCGCTAAGCAAGTACAGCCTTTGGCGCAGCGAGATGCATGGAATAGCTTTAATGATGCGGCTGTTGCATACGGGCAAGAACCACAATCCCCTTTTAGGTTACAACTTAAGCTTCCGTCATTAGATGAATTGATGGCAATGGATTCCCCATAGGAGCAGCTTAAGAGACAGATACAAGGGTTGTTACCAATTCCAAATATACAACCTGTAACTAATATATTTAACGTATGAGAAAAGATCCTACTGAATTTAGAAAAAGATTTGCTGCGTGGAAGAATGGGAAGTAGCCGTATAAAGACGGTATTCCGTATGATGATGACAATCATAATCTTGAATATGATCATGCTAGAGCAGCTTAGCTTGGATATCAACCCGATCAAGCTGGTCATTACGATACTCGAGATTATGAAACAGGTAGATATCTTAAGTCTCCTATTCATCCTACCGTGATGAAAGGCATAGTAAGTGATCTTGGGGTTGGGTATATTCCTTATTATAATCAAAACGACGGTTAGTTATATTCTCACACATGGATGAAACCGTATAAGAAAGATGAAGTACCTACTCCATATAAATATAAAGACGGCAAACTTCCTGGGTATTATACGGGATTAATCCCTTGGGTAGATACAAAAGAACAAAAGGCTGTCAGAGAATGGGGTGAAGATTGGGAAAATAGAGCAATCGCAGGCCGGTCCAAAGTATTATAGAAATGGAGTGCTAGAGGAAAGAAACCTCAACCAGAATCGTCTGAAGAATATACTAAACGTAGAGTGGCTGAAGAAACTAAAATGACGCCTGTTACTAGAGCTATAGGTAAAGTGATGGATTTGCCAGCCAATATTCAGGCTACTCCTGGTGCAGCTACATCTTATCCTGCGTTTGGGCAGTATATGCCACGAGTGCAGAGTACTATTGGTACTGAGATAGGGAATCTATTAGATGTTGCGTTTGCTCCGCAAATGCCTGGAGATATCGTGAAAGTTCTTAATTTTGTAAGAAACATTCCTAAACGATATGTAGCCCCTCTGATAATTGCTAGAGAGATGAAAAAGGGACTTGGTGAAGTTCCTTCGTTGTATTCAGATGATCGGCTGCTGGAGAATTTAACTTATAGAGGTGACAGAATTGTTCCAAAAGATACGTGGAAAAAATGGGGAGTCAATCCCGGAATAGCTGAAAAAAATAGAAAGCAGTATGTTGATCTTTTTGGAGAGGATTCTGCTAAGGCCGCAGAAGCTGGATATACAGAAAACATTCAGGCTCCATATAGAATGATACACGGAGATAATAATGTAACTGGTATAAACAAAACTGGTAGTGCACATATTAACGCTGAAGGATAGTTGATTCCTGGCAAATCTGGTACAGATACTGCTGATAAAATTTGGTGGGAAGTTGGCTAGCCTTATGGAAGATATGCTGAACAACCTGCTACATTTAGAAGATATATTGATATGGCAGG